CCTCTTAAATAAGCATTGTTAAAACCCTCACCATGAGGGAATTCTACTCCATGCATATACATGGATCATAGTTTAGGAGTAACTAGACGAGGTTGTATAACCAACTCCAGCACTCGTTTCACCACTTGCTACTGTATCTGCTACACCCGTAACTGATATTTCAGAAGCAGTGATATCCAACAGTTGATTTCTAGTTGAAACAATATCGTTAGAACTAGGAATAACTGTGAAATCTATAGATTCGTCGGTATTAGATGTTGAACTATATGTCAATGTATTAATACTAACTACACCTGTTGAATATGTTATGGTTCCTGCAGTGTTATCTGAGTACACTCTTGTTGAACCATCTAAATAAAATCTTCTAATATTTCCCTCTCCATCATCATCAAAGAAATAATTGTTTGCGTCACCAGAGATAAAGAAACCAGTTGATGTTAATATTCCACCACCCACTTTATTGTGTCCTGCGTGCGGGTTATATAAGGCATTACCAAAATCTAGTTTAATAGTTGATTTTGTTCCGTCTACTATTGCTGTATGATTCTTTCTTAATTTAATTTTAGTGATATTAGAAAGAACTGAAGCTTCTACATTATCTATTTGAGTTGCTAGTTTTGAATGTCTGAACAATGTATCGAATCCTGAAAGTTGATTATTATCATAAGAAATTATTGATGCCCTAACTAATGTTTCTAAAGCTGATTTAGTTTGAGATGTTTTAGTTGGGTCATATTTAAAATCACTAGTAACTAATATTTGTAATATCTCAGCGTCAACAATCTCTGGTCTAACTGTTAATATACTCAACTTACTTAGTTCGTTTTTTAATGATGTTTTTTCAGCTGTTGTTAAATTGTTTGAATACTGGGAAGGTTTAAGTGCTACAAAAACTTTTCCATACTGAATTGGGTCAGCATCTTCTCCACCCCATACGGCTAATGAATCAGCTCCAGGATATAGTTCTTGTAATTTAGCCTTATAATCTTGAACTGTAACTAATCTATTCTGAGATGTATAGAACTTAGATGCTGAGAATTTAATTTGATCTGTTGTTTCAATATCTTTACCAGCCGATGCACTTACTGTATTAGTCATCACAACATCTGAATTACCACTAATAGCAGTTGACATTGTAAATACACTAGCACCATTTGCATGGTTATTATCTGTTACTAAGTATGATATACTGATCTCATCTCCATCTTTAGGAGCTGCACCGATAACACCATCTCCAAAATATACTTCAAATAATCCTTCATCATTTTCTTGAACATAAAAGACTGTTGAAGTAGATTTAATTCCTGTAAGATCACCTGCTTTAGTCCAGGCTGCAACTGTATTGTTTGATGTTATATTAATTTTAATTGTCGCGGTATCAACATTACCGTTTAATAGAGGGAATCTTTGATTGGAAACTTGATTATCATATCTATAAACATCTGTAGTCAATTTACCTTGATAAACTTCTAAATCATTAAATGTAAATGTACCTCCATCAGGTGTAATAGTTTTATTATCTAATGCGATAAAGGTATAAGATGTTCCGTCAAATACTGTTGTAAATTCATGTCCTCTATTAATTGTTAAACTAGAAGGTGTAGAACCAGCTATTTTAGGGTTTGTAACTGTTAAATCAAATTGTGCCTTTGCTGCTGTTCTTGAAGAAGGTGTATACCCTAATTCTTTAGCTCTTGATACTACATTCTTTCTTATCTGTGCCGTGTCTAAAAACATTTCAGATGCTACCATATTAGCGTTGAATGCTGATGTATGAGCTGAATAAGCTAATAGGTCTATTATGTTGGCTAAGTTAGAACCTTCGAAGTTATAATCTTTTAAAGTATCTTGTCCTTTTAGATATTCTTTAAGACTAGTTGATACATCTTCAAAGTCTAAATCTGTTATATTAATGTTTGAACTGTTTATTGTTGCCATTATCTTACTCTCTGTAATGTTATATTTATTTCGTGTGGTGATGGATCATTTTGTATAGTAAAAAACATTGATACATCTAGACTATTTCCTTCTAAAAATGTTACAACATCTGTAACTTGAGCTCTAGGTTCAAACTTATTTATAACTGATTTTATATCATCTTCTAATATATCAGAATCAGTAGTAGATAATTCAAATAACATACCTCTTAGATCAACACCCAAACTAGGTTTAAATGGTCTTTCGTAATAATTAGTAGATAATAAATTTCTTACTGATCTTTTTATTGCATTAATATCATATTTTAATGTTACATCACCACTGTTTGGATGTAATGTCATATTAGTATCGATATCAGTAAACCATCTCCTCGCTACTCTTGAACTTTTATTTTTACTATTAAACTGTGCCATACTATTATTTATGTCGCCGGTAAAGCCGAAACAGTTTTGTTCTCAACTTCTTTGATATGATCTGAAAAACTTAGATCAATCTCTGTTGGAAATCCTATTAATCCTAAGAATGAACAAAAATCCATGTTTATAAATTCTACAAGTGCACCTAAGCCTATAGCTTCAAAGAAAGATGTTACTATTTCCATCCATTTTCTAAGTAAATAGAATTGCCAATTATCTTTAAACCTTCCTATTTCTTCACATATTCTTTTCTTTTTTAATGCCAAACATTCAACTGGATCATCAATAGGACCTCCAATTAAACTCATTACATCAAAGCCTGCTATTGATAATCCTTCTAGTCCTTCAACCATCGCGGCACCCATTTTATCAAATGCTGCTGTCTTAGCGTCCATTAATGCTTCTCCAGTTAATTCACCTACATCTAATGCTGCTATCTCGGCTGCAAACTTTGCTTTCTCGGCATCTACAACAGCTGATATCATGGCCCCTACATCTAAACTTAGTGGAATTGGTAACTCAGGTAATCCTAATGCATCCCATATTACATCAAACATACTTATCAACCCAGCAAACGCGTCAAATAATAATCCTACTCCAAGTCCACTAAGTTTAGATTCGATATATGCTATAACAGCCTCACCTTTCAATTCTGAAATTTCAAATCCTTCTTCACCACCAAATGATTTCCACTCTGGAGGAAGTAAAGCATATAAGGGATCAATAATACTACCCTTTAATTCATTAACTTTAGCCATATAAGCTTCTACTCCCATAGCAGCGGGATCTAAAGCCGCAATCTGAGCTTTGATTGCTTCACCATTACCAGTTAATTCAGCTACTAATTTAGATTTATAATCTGAATCAGTAACAAACTTAACTATATCAATTTTAATTCCTAGAGGTGGAATTGGTACTTCAATATCTATTGGTAGAACACTGGTTATAATCTCTATTATCTTAACTTGAAGAAAGATAGGATATTTCTGGAATAATTTATCTACACCTATTTCAGCTCTTAAATCTGGCCAGTCAATACTTTCAAAATTAGGAGCGTCTATTACTTCTAAAATTGTTTCTACAACTTCTTGTAATTTTTCAATCTCACTATTTAATCCGTCTATTTCATTCTGTGCCATAGTGGCAGCTTGAACTTCAAGAATAGCCCCCAGTTTAGCTGGCATGGCCGCGATCTGTTTGACCATGTTTTTCATGTTTGCTGGAGTTGGTAGCATCGTAGCCTGACACTCCATAGGTGGCACTTCGACTACATCAACTACAGGATTCATTATTGTATCTTAACCTTTTTAACAGCTTTTAATACTACATCTTTTATTGCAGTTATAGTCGCCTCTGCTTGTGCTATTACTTTAACAGCCTTTGTAGCATTAATAGTTGAATTACCTTTTGATGTAATAGTACAATCTCCATCAACCACAATTTTTACATCTCCTGAAACAGTAATATAATCATTGCCAAGAACCACAGTATACTTATCACCTCTGACTACATTATTATAATCACCGTCTTTATTCATCTCAACTCTAGTACCTGTATTATGCATGATATGTATTCTTTCAAATTTAGGAGTATCATCCAATTCTATAAGATGGCCTGCTTCTGTTTCGTGTACATGATTGAAAGGATATACTGGACTAAAAGAACTCGCTCTATCAACTTCACCAGGAAAAGGATCAATATTTGGATAAGCACTATCTACATCTTCTTTCATTGGAGAAGAATACATACCTTTAGCTAAATGATTAACACTAGGCGATTTTAAATAATCTTCTTTCGGATATACTACACCTTTAGACTCTCCTAATTTTCTAGGAGATTTATCTAATCCTAAAGTAAGTCCATATCCTCTATTAATATGTTTTGGATTAGGACCATCTGGTGTGCCTGCGTATGAACCTTTAGAATCTAATCGAGGATCATTGAAACCTTCTTCTGTTGTTCTTTTTACTTCTGTAAATGATCTATTACCGTCATCATCAATTTTTTCATCTACTCTATAAGTATCAGTCATAACACCTGTAAATGACCCCATGATAACTGGATCCTGCATTTCTTCACTATCTCTATAGAATCCCATAACAGATGAGCCTTCAACTAAACCATGATGAGATGTTCCCAAGCCTGATATTGATGGAGCTGTTACTGGCATTAATACTTGACACCATGGTAAGTCAGGTGTTGCTATCTTTTGTTTGTCCCAAGTATGAGCTCCATGAATTCTAACACGAACTCTGTTTTGAAATAAAGGATCATTTCTATCTTCTACAACTCCTGTAAACCAAATAAATCCTACTTTTCCTTGATATTTCATTATATACTTTCTCCGTATTCAATTGCAGTAGTTTCAATATTATTAATAACAGAATCTTTTATACATTTAACATTCAATGTACAAGTAGCAGGTTGTAATTGCCATTGTAAATGAGTAATTAAATGTTTGCCGTTATAAAACTTTGGATCTACTTCTTCTTCACCTGGTCTGACTGCAGGTATATCTAAATTAATTAATTGACCAACAGATATATCTGTTCTAGCTGATAATACAAGATCGACTGTATGATACTTTAATAATTCATTAGCCGCCGTTCTATATTGAGCTGATCCTAAATGTATTTGATGATTTGCTTGATGGATATTATTTGATTCGTCATTCACAAAAGATGAATCACTTGTAAGTAATTGATGTGCATCCATATATGAACCGATCGATTTACCTTCTTTTGACCCCGATATAGTCACATCTCCTTCATCAGCCGCTTCTCCGATATGTAAAGTTTCAGCTGCTGTTCTGACAAAAGGATATTGTTCTATGGCTTGTGATTGACCACCAAAAAACTTTTCTAAGAAACTATAAGATTTTTCTGTAAAGAATTGATAAGTGTTGTCTATAGTTGTTTGTTTAGAACCGAATAATCCATTAACAGTAGATTCTAATATATTAGCATGAGAAGATATATCATAAGCTAATATTCTTCTACTGATACCAATAGTTCCTTCTGACGAATCGACAGGTACATTTCTAACATTCTCTGAAGCTGCAGCTTGAGAATATGTAAATGGTCTACCACCAGCATAATCGATATCCATCATACTCGCTAATGATTGTATTCTATAACTACCATTAGCTGTCTGATACCAATAAAATGAATCTTGTAATCCGGAAGAATCATCAACACCTTGTGCTTGTGCACATAACCAATTAATTGCATAATTAACAGTCCAGTTAGGAATGATAACATGATAATTTTCACCTTGAGATTTTTCTCTAACTTCAAAATGAGGTTCTAGTTTTTTATCTAGTGTTTCATTTTTTATATCTAAATGGTCTTCTGCAATAAGAGCAGCTATATCTGTCATTGAACCTCTAAAGGCTTGACTAACTCTAACTCGTCTAGATTCTATAAACTCATTTGAAGTAAAAAATAATTGGATAACTTGAGTTGTTTCGTCTGCTCTGGATATATTAGCTACTTTATATATTCTAAAAACATGATCAATTAAATCCTCTTCTTCAACTTCATCATTAATACCTGCAGGCTGTTTGAAACGAAGTCTTAATGATTCTTGACCGAATATTTTAGCATTCTCTAATAAACTAATAGAATCGGCTATAACTAAATGACCCATTAAGAAGTTTGTAGAGATGGATTCATTAAGAACACACTCAATCATGAGATCACGGATATCGAATCCTTCACCCTCATTATTTACTATTGTTAATATTTCTAACTCATAACTATCCGGTTTAGAGTTATCTATTCCTACTGC